GTACGAGTTTGATGCGGTGATTTCGATAACGGTCACACGGACAGTCGAGACGACTTGGGTGACTGCCGCTGAGCCGTTGATCTGGCGCGGATAGTACGAGACAACCTCGATGTCGTCGCCTCCGATGGTCGAACCTTCGCCCCATTGGAAGATTGGCCCCGAGCCTCCGCAATTCTTGGATGCGCGGATGGCGTTGGTGAACGAGTCGAGGAAGGCTTCGGAGTCTGCGCCTGCGTCCTCGGTCTTGCGCTTGTTGCTTCTGAAGATGCAGGTAAAGACGACGGTGTAGGAGATTTCCTTGCCACCCCCAGTTGCGCCGGTGAGTTCGATGCGCTTCTCTCGTTGCGTCTCGATGTAGGGGTAGACGATGCACCCTTGCGCGTGACCTGGATCTTCGTTGTCGTAGAAGTCGCCCTCGGGGGTGAACTTGGCGGGGAAGGTCTTGACCCCTGAGAGGTAGGTGATGCCCTCGCCGTTGAGGTAGTTCACGAACTGCGTGCGTACCGTCTCACGGCTCACTGGCGACCGCCGATGACCCTGACGGGTTCTAGGAGGTCGTAGCCGAGCATCTCATCTTCCATGCTGGTCTGTTGGCGTGAGGAGACGCTCATAGGCTCGCCTATTTCGTTGATGACGAGACCACCCTGCCCGCGCTCTTTGACCATTGCGACGACGAAGTGGATTACGGCCTGCTTGACGGCGGCTGGCATTGTCGAAGCGTTCACTCCGATGCCGTGACCGTAGGACAGCCCAGCGGTGAGGGTGACGACGTTGCCCGAGATAGAGGCGACCTTGCACGTCTCGTCCTGCATTCCGTCCCAGATGGTGAAACTCATGCCAGCGAACAATCCAGTCGCGTCAGTGACGGTGATGCTCGTAGCGCCCGCTGAGGCTGAGGCGGTGAGGAATGAGTTGAACCAGCCGTTGATGTACGAATACTGACACCACATGTTCGTCTGGTAGCCCCAGCGCCCACCTGCGATGCCGAGGTTGCCGAAGTAGAGACCGAGCGTTGAGGGGGAGGTGAGGGTGAACTGGTCGCGGTCAATGGCGACGTTGCTCGATGAGATGGTGATTTCAGCGAGACCAGAGCCAGGGCCCCAGCCGCACTGCACGTCAGTCACCGCGAGGATGGGCGTGAATGACGGTGAGAAGGTGATGTTGCCTTCACGGTTTGGGCGATACCAGCCGTTTTCCGTGTTGGCGCTGGCGTTGAGTGTGCCAAGTTTGCCGTAGCAGAAGATGTCGGCCTTGCTCGATGCTCGCTTGATGAGCTCAGAGAGGGCGCGGTCTTGGGCGACGATGGAAGCGTTCTCGATGAGGTTGGAGAAGTCAATCGCGGCGGCGGTCGGTGAGAACTTGACCTCATTGAGCGAGACGTAGGGCTCGATGATGCCTTCGGATTGGTAGAACGGCGCGATGACGGTCATTGTTCTTCTTCCAGGTTGGTTCCGTCACACTTGCCACAGTGATCGCGGTAGAGCGAGTTGAATCCGCAGTCGAGGCACTTGAAGCCCCGAGCGTTGCGGAAGTTTGTGCCAGCGACGGCGAAGTCTCCCGACTTGACAAGTGCCCGAGCGGTAGCGCCTTCGATGTGGAAGGTTCCGTCTTTAGCGCGGGGGATGACCTTGCCATCGTTCACTTGCACTTCTTTGAGACCTGCGTCTGAGCCGACGAGTTTCATGTTTCTCCCTTCAAGACTGGGAGGGGAGCAAGGTCAGGGGAAGGGGGAGACCCTGACCTTGCTCAACCCTCGGTTTGCTAGGCGCGATGGCCTAGCGATTTGTTGCTGACTAGGCGGTGAGACCAGTCACGATGCCCGACCACGCTGGCGCACGGAATGCGAGAGCGCCGTAGGTGTACGAGCTGATGTCGTACGAGAAGCCAATCTGAGGCCACTCGATGATCATGCTGTCCACGACTGAATGCGCTTCGACGGTCTGGCTGACACCAGAGTCGGGGAAGGGCAACTGCTTCGTGTGCACGACTGCGACACCCGCAGGCATGAAGCGGTGCGTGACGAGTTCGACCATCGTTCCGGTCGCTTCGTTCTGCAGAGCGTTCACCAACGAACCCAGCACGACACCGTTGTCGCCGGTCTGGTAGTTCAGACGGTAGGCGGCGTTGGAGGCGTTGCTCTGGATGCTCTTGGCGAGCGAGCGGCGGATAGCGGCGGTGGTCAAGACAACCTCAGGGTCGGCCATCGTGCTGTTGAACAGGCTGACGAAAGCGTCCTGAAGGAATCCACCAGGCTCGCTCTGACCGGAGACCGAACCGTTGAACTGGTTCTGGTAGCCACCCGATGAGGCGAACGTGCTGATGAAGCCGTCGTAGCCGGTTGCCGAGTTCGAGCCAGCGGCGTTCGTGTTGTACGAACCGTCAGTCGAGGGGTAGGTTCCCGTGATGGCGGCGAAGGTCAAGCCAGTGACACCGGAAGCCAGCGACACGGTAGAAGCCTTGTAAGTCGTGCTCGAGACAACGACGTAGACGTTCACGCCCACAGCGCCGTAGGGAGCAGTTCCCGACCAAGTGACCTTGACACCCTGACCAGCGGTGGTGTTCGTCACCGTACCGGCGGAGACACCAGCGGTCTCACCGTAAGCCGATGAGAGGGTGATGTAGACCGACGAGGACGAGGTAGCAGGCAAGCCTGAGCCGGTCGAGTCGTTAGCGGCGGTGACAGAAGTCAGAGCCGACGTAGGCAGAGCGGTCGAGACAGCGTTCAGCATGTTGCGCTCTTCACCGAGGAAGTGCGCCCAGATGAGGGCCGTGTGCGACAACTGGCGCAGGTCGGTGTAACCCTGACCGGCGAACTCAGCCTGGAGGCTAACCGAGTCGGAGACACCCTGCTCCACGAACGACTTGACAATCTTGTCAGCGGCGTAAGTGATCTTGCTTGGGCGGTTCAGCGACACGCCACCGAACGAAGTCGAGGCAGAGGTCGAGTTGAAGAACGTGCTGAGGTTAGCGACACCACCGACACCGGCGTTTGAGACACCCGTGATGCGACGGAACTCGAGAGCCTGGCCCTGAGCCTTGATGCGTGCCGTGCTGTTGCGAAGGTACAGTTCCTTCGGGATGAGCAACGACAGCACTGGGTCAAGGTTGTAGGGTACGAGACCCGAGACACCCGAGATGGTGCTGTTCAGCGGGCTGGTCAGTGACAAGTCCTTCTGCAAGTCGGCAAGGCCGGCGAGCGAGGACTGTACAGCGGCGAGTTGATCGCCAGAGACAGCCTTAGTGATTTCCTGCGTCAGTTCGTCGATGCGTGACGAAGCCGAAGCGGTCTTGGTGATGCCAACGGTTGGGCTGAAGGACAGTTCGCCACGGCGAGCTGCGGTCAGAGTGCTGGCTTGGACGGTGCTAAGGGCTGACTTGTAAGCCTCAAAGCGCTTGACCTGCTCGTCGGCTGGAAGGCCGTGGAACATCTGGTCAAGGGAAGGAGCGGCGATTGTCATCGCAGTCTCTCTTTCTGTTAGTTGTTTGACTCGAGGCGGCGGGCGCTCTCGAGGTACTGGTTGCGGAGCGCAGGGTCAGTCATTCGGTCAGCGAGGTTGCGGAGACGAATCGCCTCGACCTCGTTTGCGATGACTGCTGCGGACTTGCTGGTCTGTTCGCGGGTGGCTCGCAGAGCGGGCCCTCCAGGTGCAGCCATTGACTTCACTTCGTCGAGCGCGGCCTTTAGGAGTTCAATCTCCTCTGTCGCCTTGCTCAATTCAGCCTTCGCCGTCATGACTTCTTCAAGGCCCAGCGCCTTGACGATTTCGTTGCGCAGTTCGTCCTTGACCTCGGGGGTCGCCGTTTCTGCGTTTGCGTTCTTGAATAGGTCGGCTGATACGCCAAGCGCCATCATGCCCATGTCGTAGCTCATGTCTACTCCTTCGTTGGTTTCGTCCTCGCCCGTGAATGGGGGAGGCGTTTCGTTCTCGCCCGACTCGTCATTCCACCAGCACAGGAACTGGCAGAGTGAGTGGAGAAGTTCTGCGATGTCGTCGGTGTTGTTCTCGTTGCCCGCGGCCATCTCGTCGAGTTCAGCCTTCATCAGGTTGATGAGCGACTGGCGTACGGCGTTGAGGTCGGAGAGGTCGTGCTGCATCTTCTCAATCTCACCGGCGAGGGTCTTGATGCGGCTTGGAGCGACGACGGTGGTGTCGGGCTCAGCGTCCTTCATGTCACGGTTGTCGTGACCCTGAGGGACTGCCTGCGTGTGCTGTTCCATGTTCTCTAGACGGTCGTCGGGCTGGCTGCCAGTGCCGTCACAGACTTCGCAGTCGGTCTCTTGCGTGTTTCCCATAACGTTGCTTTTCTTGCCAGTTCCTGCGCACGATTGGCAGGGCTGGGGGGTGTCGTGGTTAAGCACATCGGGACTAACACCAGGCTCCTCTGTCATGTTGGCTTCGGTATTCATGGCTGGGGATTCAGCCTTGTCAATTTCGGACACGGCGGCCCCTTTCACTAGTTCGCCCTTGATGGACTTGGCGATTTCGATTACTGCGGAGGGGTTGGCGGGGCGGTCTACGAGTGAGACTTCCACAATCGAGCCTGAGATGATGCGCCCACCAGGAGCGGATGCGTCCTTAACAACTCGAGCGCCCTTGATGCCAACTGAGAAGCCGGTGTAGATGCCTTCTTCGACCATCTTGGCGGCCTGCTCGTCTACGACTTTTGCCGTCACGACGAAGCCGGAGCCTTTGTGCTCCATCTCGGTTGCCTTGCCGACAGCCTTGCTCTGGTGCATCTCGCGGATGTTGCCGATTTCCATCCACTTAGGCATGGCGGCCTTGAGCCACTCGGGGTCGCAGATTTGCTCGTCGAGGTCGAGGGTGTCGTCGGTGGCGATGCCTTTGACGTACATGAACCCGTCATCGCCTCGCTTGGCTGTGAGCCCACCGAAGTAGACGCTCTTGATGTTGTCAGTCATAGTTTCCTTTTATCCATCACTGCTCTGTGAATAGCACATGCAGTTGGGGTGGGCTGGTAGATCCGCCGCTTCGTCGAACGAGTGCGGATTGTTTGCTTCTTGGTCAAGGCAGATGTCGCAGGCATCGGGTTCAGTAACCCAGTCCCAACCACTCGCCCCGCCTGACTGGTAGGTGTCGATGGCGGAGATGTTGAACGCTCGGTTGGCTTCGGTTGCCGCAATCACGTCCGCTCGAGTGATGGGGTTCGCTAGTTGCGTACCTGGCAGGCCTTCGACCACGTTGCGCAGGGCGGAGGCAATCTGGTCAGCCGAGTGACCCGACTGCACGCCGTCGATCACATTTACGCGGATGCGGTCGAGTGTGGTTTGGTTGATGTCTCTGACGAGGTTGCCGACGTTGGCGAACAGTTTGTCCGTGAGAGCGCCTGAGCCGGTTCCCCCAGCGTAGGCACTACCCTGCTGAACGCCAGCCTCGTAGAGGGCTTGTAGGGCGCTCTGAAGTGGCTTGGGGTCAGTGGTCAGGTTGCCGAGTGCGCCTTGAGCGACTGCGGTGACTTGTTCGAGCGAGGTCGTCGGCGTGATGTTGCGCAGGACTTGGTCGAGGAACTCCGGCAGACCCGCTACCGAGGCGGCGAGGGCTTGCTGGATTGCTTTCTTGTGCCGAGCGACGATGTCCTTGATGGGCTCGACGTTGGGCTGTTGCGCCTTAGTAAGCGAACGTCCTTTTGGGGTATCCGTTATCTGCGCTTTCAGCAGTTCGGCCTCTTCGGGCGTGTGGTGCTTGAACTCGAACGCGCGGGCTCGGGGCTTGGAAGCGAACTTAGCGAACGCCTTAGCCTCCTGCGCCTTTAGCTCAGTTTCCGGCGTGACGCTCGGACTTTTGACTTCTTGATTTTCGGCGCTTTGGCTTTCTTCGCTTTGTGGGCTTTGTGCAGACTGCTCACTAGGGGTCTCCTTTTGTCCGATGGTCTCGCCATCGCCACCGACGTTGAGCAATCCCTTGATGAACTGGATTGTCTGACCAGCCACGATGAACGGCTCGTCGGCTTCGGGCATGTCGTAGAGCGCCTGCCCTAGTTCGCCCTGAATGTCGTTGAGCGTCTTTTGACCCGAGAACAGCGAGATTTGGTTCGCCTTTGCCTGCTCTGATGCCTGCACCGCGCCCTGGCGGTCTTGAATAACGAAGGTGACGTTCATGTCTGCCTCGAGGTAGCGGCGGCAGAGGGAGTTGATTACGTCCACGATGTAGTTCTCCATCGGGCGTGTGGACACCGTTTCGGAGGACTGCGCTTCGCCTTCCATCTGACCCTTGCCTCCACCGAGGCCGGCGCGAGCGACGACACCCAGCGCCGAGGGAGCGACACCGAAGATGGCGGCGATGCGCTTGATGATGAACTCGTCATAGTCGGACTTGAATCGCTCGTCCGTCGAGGGCATAGCGATGGGGTCGAATCCGTCAGGGAGCACTTTGATGCGGTGGCGCTCGGCAGTTGATCCAGTTAGGCGTTCGTTGAGCACGCGTTCGTAGCCCGACAGTTTCTCGAGGCTGAGCTCTTGGCTCGTCGTTTTCATGAACGTCGTTGGCATTGAGCCGAACTGGTACTCCGCCCTCATCCACGCCTGACGGTCGAGGTAGAGCGTCGCGGCAGGTATTGCCATCTCGACTGGGCTGAAGCCGTAGGGCGACGAGGTGCGGCGGTTCTTGATGAACACGCTCATCTGGTCTTTGACGTACTCGCCGTATTTGCCAGGTGTGTTGTAGAAGTCGCCGTCGGACTCAGGTGAGGCCACGAACTCTCCACGAGGGAAGCCCCAGAGGACTTGCTGGTAAGCGGGCGCAGGTGGATGGGGCGTGTCGCCTCGGTTATCCAGCAGAATCTTGATAGTCGGCGCGTCGATTACGTCGAAGCCGATGATGTCGCCTCCGAGGTTGTAGCGAGGGTAGAGGCAGAGTTGGTCATAGACGAACACTTGCCACAGGCACTCGGTTAGCCACTCACTCCATGACCGCTCAGAGTGGACGTAGGGGTTCTTGAAGAACGAGGACAGGCGGTTGATTTCTTCGCCGTACCGCTCACGTCCGATGCGGGAGGCTTTGGCGTGCGAGCAGTTCTCTTCCTCCATGATTGTCGCAATGCACGACTCAGAGAGGTCGAATGACCAGTCTTGCTTGACGAGGTCGCCAACGCGGATTTCAATGGCGCGGTGGATGATGTCGCACTGCTCGGATAAAGACCTGAGCACCTGGTAAGGAACTTCGGACTGCGTGAGGTTGAGGTTGGTCGCTACCTGGTACTCATAGCGCCGAGGAAGTGCGCGGCCTGAGTCGTCTTGGACAACGTCGATGGGCGCAGGGAGGAGCGGAGCGGCAGGGCCCAGCATTGCGCCGAAGCCTGAGCCGATGTTCCCACCCTCGTAGCCAACTCCGAGGCGATCCATAGGAACTGCCTGACCGATGCCGGTGATGATGCCCTGACCGCCCACGGTTGAGTAGGGCTCGGCAGGGGTGGCGCGGTTGTAGTTTGTCGTTCCCATTGGGGAGCCGGACAGCCCAGCCTTCACAGCCTCAGCGACGGTCTCAGCAAGTTTCTGGTCTCGTGCCTTACGGCTGAAGCGGTCTAGTAGCGCCATCTCGTCCTATCGGGGGTAGACCTGTTTGAGGTCGTAGTCGTTATTGAGTAGCCCACACGAAGGGCAGTTAGAAGCCTCGCGAGCCACCGGCATTCCACATTGAGGGCAGGGTGGGGCGAGTTCGAGGAAGAAGCGGTCGGCTGACGTTCCCCCAGCGAGCCCGAGTTCAGTCAATCCGTGCACCAGTGCGTCGAGGCGGTCGGGTGAGGTTCCGCTATCGGGGAGCCAGGTGGTCATCTGATCCTCGAGTTTCTCGAATCCGCCGACGTGCGAGATGCGTCCTTGCTCGTAGAGAGCGGCGACAGGTTCAGCGCGGAGACGTTTGCCGACTTTGGCGGTGATGCCTTTGTAGGGTGCGGTCGGCATTACTGAGCGAATAGTCATCTCGACCATGTCCCCACCCTGGTTTTTTTCGGCCACGATGCGGTCGGCGTTGAAGTCAGTGAACGCTTGGATTGCCCTGTGAGCCCACCCAGAGGGCGTGTCACGGCAGGAACGGTCGGCGAGGACGTATCCCCTGCCATCCACGCCTTTGCCCACTACGACGATGCCGGTTTCGTCGCTGTTCTCGCCTGAGGTGACAGCGGGGTCGATTGCCACCACGATTCGAGTCATCTCGGGTGCGGTAGTTAGTCGGGTTGCGTCGATTATGCCGAGCGTCCACAGGGAGCCAGGTGTGTCGAGGAGCAGTTCCCCGAGCAGTTCTTGCCGGCCTAAGCGCGTCCCCTCGTAGCGTTGGCGTAGTTCAGCGATGGCGGCTGGGGAGAGGTTGGCGGCGTTGTCGTAGGTTGAGCCACGGGTGATTATTACTGAGCCGTCATCTCGAGAGACGAACTCCTTGATAAGTGGCACGGGGCGAGGGGTTGTGGTGATGACGACTTTCGGGTCGCCAATACGAAGCGCGGGGGAGATGCCTCGCGTCCACATCTCGTCATAAGGCCATGCCGCTAGTTCGTCAGCCCATCCCCCAGAGAGGTTGAGCCCGAGAGCGCCGTCGGGTTTCTCAGCTGAGAGCCCGATGATTTTGGAGCCGTTGGTCAGCGTCAGAATAAGGTCAGAGCGGTTGTAGGCGAGTTTCAGGCTCGGGTCTATGGCTCGCAGGATGCCAGACGGCCCCTCGAAGCACACACGCTTGAGAGCGCCGAAGGTGGGCGCGGCGACGAACCACTCGGTCTGGTCATTCAGAAGTGCTTGCTCGATAAGCCAGCGAGACCCAGTCCACGACTTGCCGAACCCTCGACCTGCCATGATGAGCCAGATGCGCCAGTCGCCCTCGGGGGGGAGTTGCTGGGCGCGGGCTTTGAGCCGGTATTCGGACTGGTGAATCTTGGTCTTAGCGTCGGCGGCCTTGACTGCTCGGCTCTTGAGTTCTAAAGCCTCAAGCCGTTTCAGTTCCGCTAGTCGTTGCTGGAGAATCGTTGTCATCTATCTCCCCGAGCGTAGCCTCTAGGCGCTGAATCTCGGCTTGGATGTAGTCGAGGGTGATGACCTCGGTGCGTACTGGAGCGTCGAGACCCATGAGCTTTGCCCTGCGATCCATTATTGCTAGGACACGGTCGATGGCGAACATCGAACTCTTTTCCTCGCTGAGCGCCTTCTCCATTGCCTTTTCGAGCAACAAGTCGAGGCGCTGACCTTCGAGGCGGCGGAACTCGTCCACGGCCTCAGCAGGGATTGCGGCGAGAGCACGCTGGCATCGGTTGTAGGCCGTTGCTTTGGTAACACCCATCTGGTCAGCGATTGCCTGGTACGACATCCCGAGAGAGCGCATCCGCAGGGCTTTTGTGTCTAAGTGCGCTTGTTCCTCGGTGCGTTGGAATCCAGCCATAGTTTAGCCGCCTAAGTTTAGAGGAGGTCGCAGGGCATAACTCACCCACGATAGACATCTATCATCCCACATTTGGCAACAGATTGCAAACTCCACACGTTTTTATTTAGATCGCTTCCCCGCAGGTGGGGCAGTAGTTCACGTCTTTGATGAACGTAATGCTGACGTGGTTAGTGAATTGGAGGTTTGCCCGAGGGTGCGCCAGGCTGGAATGAGTAATCGGGCAATAGGTGGAGACCTGAGCTCTGAACTCGGACACATCTGCGACAATCTGCACTGGTGGCAGGCTCATAGTCGTCTCCCGCAGTTCGGGCAGTAGGTGAACTCGTGTTGCTCGTCGTTGATGATGCCGTGGTCAATGCAGTTGCACGGAATCGGGCGCTTTTCGTCGTCGGTCATAATTTCACTCCGCACTCAAATTGGGTACATCTTACTGCGGTGCTATGACACGGATTTGCCAAATGCCTTTTGTTCCCACAATCGGCGGTAAAGGCCAGTTCCTCGAAAGGTCAGGTGGGCTGCGGTCATGGTGTCTCCGCTTGGGTGCTTGACCGTGTTGCGCTTTTTCACATTGCAGGTGTGGCAAGCCTTGACATAATTCTCAAGGCTTTCGATTTGGCCGACTGACCAGGGGATAATGTGATCCATGTGCCAGAACAGCCCGTCGGGGCCTCGGTCAAAAGTTCCTTTTTGCTTGCAATAAGCGCAGACCGTGACTAGCGATAGTTCTCTCTTGGCGCGGAGTCGCAAGCGACCTCGCTCGGTCTTAGCCTTTGGTTCTATGCCACGCTTTTCATCGGCCAGTTCTTTCGCTACCTTGTGCTGGCGAACATGATGCGCCCTTCGGCGGTCATCCATCCATCGACCACAGGTCTTGCAGTTGAATTTCTTTTTTGTGTAAACAATTCCCATTTGTCCTCCTCTGGACTGGTGTTACATCTTACTGCGGTGCTATGACACGGATAGGTGTCCACCCGACTTCATTCTGGGCTCGCTTCGGTGCGGCGAATAACGGCGAGGAGTGCCATTACTACCCGGGCGCTCTCGTCCTCGCGGAGTGTCATCTCGGCGGCCAATAGGAC